ATTCAGTGGGAATTGTGGTTTTATTTTCACTTGTAATTTTGCCAATAGGATTATTACTCCTATTCATTCGCGTACGAGCGTTATTGATTTCAAGACAAAGAAAACCGAATTACCTAAGTTGGCTGGACAATTTCTAACAAGGGTAAAAAATATATTGTCAATTGAGAATATAAATTATGATGAAAAAGTTGTTGCAGAACTCATCATGAAACATATTCCAGATTGGCGTAGGGTATTAAACGAACTCCAGAGATATGGTGCAAGTGGTACTATTGATGTAGGTATATTGACTGATTATTCACAGGTCAATATTAAGAATTTATGTAAGTATTTGAAAGAGAAGAATTTTGGTAGTATACGAAAATGGGCCGTAGACAACCTAGATAATGATCCACATTTACTCTATCGTAAGATATATGATGTTTTGATTACAAAATTGAAGCCCAGTTCAGTACCAACTGTAGTTATTATAATTGCAGAATATGTTTATAAATCTGCGTTTGTAGTTGATCATGAAATTAATATGATCGCATGTTTAGCCGAAATAATGGGCACGTGTGAGTTTACATAATGGAAATATTTGATTATTTAAATGACATATCCTACAAAAAAGAAAATATAATGGAAGATGGTGATGAGTACATTGAAAAGAGTTATGAACCATACCGTATAAACAAGTTTCTTTCACAGCACTTAGATTGTATATTTGATGTCAATGCGATGAATTTCTGTTCCTATTTGGACAATAAGTTACAATTTGATTATTTTATAAATAGTATTAGGAAGAAATTCCGTAGGTCAGAGAAATGGCTTAAGCCTGAAGATTTTGAAGTTATAAGTTTGATTAGGGAATATTATAATTGTAGTATTCCAAAGGCAAAGGACGCTTTGAGAATTTTAGGTGATGATGATATTGAATATATAAGAAAGAAACTTTATAAAGGTGGGTCAAGTCATGATAGAAACAATGATAGAAGTGGAACTAGACCAACCCGATGATTTTTTGAAAGTTCGTGAAACTCTTAGTAGAATTGGAATTGCATCCAGAAAAGAAAATACGTTGTATCAATCTTGTCATATATTACACAAGCAAGGGAGATATTACATTGTACATTTCAAGGAATTATTTGCACTGGATGGTAAGCCTACTAATTTTTCAGAAAATGATGAAGCACGTAGAAACAGTATAACGAACTTATTAGAAGAATGGGGTTTAATTAAGATAGTGAATGGTGATACAAAGAATAACGTAGCACCATTAAGTCAAATCAAGATTCTGACATTTGAAGAAAAAGGTGGGTGGAACTTGGTGACTAAATATAATATAGGGAAGAAATAAGTCTTCCATATAGAATGGCGGGTCAATTGACAGCCATTAATTTTTAATCTCGCTTAAATATAAGGAGATAAAGTGATGACAACATTACTTACAGATATACGCAGATTCGATCCTTTTTTTGTTGGGTTCGATCAACTTTTTGACCGTCTAGCTTCTTTTGACGCAAAAGAAACCCTCCGGCCAGCTAATTATCCGCCATACAATATAGTCAAGAAAGATGAGTACAAGTATGAGATCGAACTCGCTGTAGCTGGGATTGGTACTAATGATATTAGTATCGAGCATAATCCAGAAACAGGTGTTTTGACAGTGGAAGGTTCAAAAAATGGTACGGAAGACAATTACCTCCATAAAGGTATAGCCGAAAGAAACTTTGTCAGAACTTGGACACTAGCTGAGAATGTGGAAGTGACAGGTGCTGATTTAAATGACGGTCTACTCAAAGTCGAATTAGAAAGAATTGTTCCAGAAGCAAAAAGACCAAAAACTATAAAAATTGGAACAAAAAAGGTTTCTAAATCAGAAAAACAGTTGCTAACTGAGGAATGAACCCAATTCGACTTTGACAATCGGGGAGTCCATTGGGCTCCCCTTTTTAATTATGAAAAGAGCATATGAAAGATTTTTATACTAACATCCAAGTAATTGGCGATGAAATGTTGGTTCGTGCAATGATGGATGGTAAAAAAGAGAATTATAGAGAAGAATTTTATCCTACCTTATTTTGTCCAACCAAAAATCAAACAAAATTTAAAACATTAGCTGGTAAGAGTATTGATAAAATCCAGCCTGGCACTATTACTGAGTGTCGTAAAGAAATTAGTAAATGGAAAAAGAGTTATAACATAGATCTTTATGGCTCCACTGATTGGGTATGTCAATATATTGGAAAGGAATTTGATAAATGTGAATATGATCTAACAAAAGTCAGAGTAATGAATATTGATATTGAGTGTGGGTCAGAAAGTGGTTTTCCAACCGTCAGTGAAGCAAAAGAGAAAATAGTTGCAATATCATTTAAAGATAGTGAAACTGGAAAGTATGTGTCACTTGGTTGTGGGAATTATGTGAACACAAGAGATGATGTTTTTTATGTCAAATGTGCAGATGAAGTTTCTTTGATACAGAGATTTGCAGAAATTTACAAATCCATAGAGCCAGATGTGATAACTGGATGGAACACAAAGTGGTTTGATTTACCGTATTTGATTAGACGAATTAATAATGTACTAGGATCAAGTGCTAGTAAATTTTTATCGCCATGGGGATTGGTAAAAGAAAAAATTAATAAATGGATGGGTCGCGAGCATATTGTTTATCACATTTCTGGAGTATCCCAATTGGATTATTTTTTACTCTATAAGAAATTTACATATGTGAATCAGGAAAGATATACATTAGACCATATTGCAGATGTTGAATTGGGTGAAGGTAAATTATCATATAAAGAGCATGGTAATTTGCACAATCTCTATAAAGAAGACTATCAGAAATTTATTGATTACAATCTCAAAGATGTTGAGTTGGTTGATAGATTGGATGATAAGTTGAAATTGATTGATTTGACTTGTACGATGGCATATGATGCAGGTACAAATTATGAAGATGTACTTGGCCAGACACGTTTTTGGGATGCATTCATATATCATCACCTGCGTAGGAAGAATATAGTTATTCCGCCCAAGAAACAGGTTGAAAAAAAAGAAAGGGAATATGAAGGTGCCTATGTAAAAGATCCTTTAGTTGGGTTGCATGATTGGGTTGTATCGTTTGATTTGAATTCATTATATCCACATTTGATCATGCAATATAATATTTCACCTGAGACATTTTTGAATGATAGGCCTAGATTTTTTGTTGATGTTGAAGAATTAATGAGGGGTAAGACACCACTACCAGAGCAGACTGATGCATGTATGGCAGGGAATGGTTATTTCTTTTCAACAAAAGAGAAAGGCTTCCTTCCAGAATTGATGGAAGAAATGTATAATGATAGGGTGAAATATAAGGACTTGATGTTTAATGCAATAAAATCTGGTGATACAACCAATGTTGCACAATACAATACTATTCAAATGGCTAAAAAGATTTCATTGAATAGTGCCTATGGGGCAATCGGTAGTGAATATTTTAGGTATTATGATTTACGTCAAGCTGAGGCAATTACAAAATCTGGTCAGTTAGCAATACGTTGGATAGAGCGTAAGATGAATGAATATTTGAATAAAATATTGAATACTGATGGCGAGGACTATGTTATTGCCAGTGATACAGATTCAATATATGTTACATTGGGTGATCTAGTTGAAAAAGTAATGGGCGAATCCCCAAAGGAAAAAATTGTAGATTTTATTGATAAAATCTGTAGTGAGAAGATAGAGCCATTTATTGATAAATGTTACGATGAATTAGCCGAATACATGAATTCATATCGTCAAAAAATGATAATGAAGCGTGAAGTAATTGCAGAAAAGGGGATATGGACTTCCAAAAAGAGATATGTATTAAATGTATGGGATAATGAAGGGGTTAGGAATGATGAACCAAAAATAAAAATTATGGGCATTGAGGCAGTAAGGAGTTCAACTCCACAATCATGTCGAGATAAAATTTTAGAATCTATGAAGATAATATTAAATGGTGATGAAGATGAATTGATTGACTATATAGAAGAATTCAAGAAAAATTTCAAGGATTTACCTGCAGAGGAAATTTCATTTCCTAGAACTGTTAGTGGTCTAGCCAAATATTTTGATCCTGTTCTTGGATATATTAAAGGTACTCCAATACAGGTCAAGGGCTCATTAATATACAATAGGATTTTAAATGATAAGCAATTGAGTAGAGATTATGAATCAATAAAGGAAGGGGAAAAGATCAAGTATACATATTTAAAAGAGCCGAATCCTGCTAGGGATAAAGTTATTGCATTTGTGAATACTTTACCAGAAGAATTTGGTTTAGATAAATATATAGACTACGATTTACAATTTGAAAAGTCTTACATAGATCCGATCAAGACAGTTACAGATGTCATTGGTTGGAATCATGAAAGAATACCAACATTAGAAACGTATTTCGCGTGAGGTGAA